GAAAAAGGTTGAAGAATTAGAGGCGACATATGCAGATGCCAGTACTTTTTCCTCTTTGACAGGTCAAATTATAGGTGAACTTATAGACAATGAATTGAAAGAAAATTTGCTTGATGGTATTGTTCCGCCGGAGGTTGCCCAAATCATTATACCGGGTGCATTAATACATAATCACGAAGTGGTCTCAGATGTTTGTGAGAGTATACAAAACGCACTAAATAAAAAAGTAGGTATAAGCATAAAAGCGCTAAGGCCATTCTTTGAAGACAGGAAGGTAGATGGAATTGTTAGGGAGGTTGTAAATGCTCCGAGTTATCCGGATAAAAGTGAAGCTGTAAAGCAGCAGATAGAAAATGTTTCTATGTCAGCAGTTGATAAATCTGTACAGGCAAATGCAGAATTCCATTACAACTCAGGGCTACAAACAAAAATCACAAGGAAATCAATAGGGAAATGTTGTGAGTGGTGTAACAATATGGTCGGAGAATATGATTATGAATCCGTTAAAAGAACGGGGAACGAGGTATTCCGTAGGCACTCTAATTGTCGGTGTCAGGTTTTGTATGTACCGGTTAAAGGGTTGGCCAAAAATTTATACAGTAAAAAAGAGAAGAGTTTGAAAGAGTGGGAAAGGCTGAGAAAGGAACAAGAATTTGAACTTGAACAGAAGCAGAAAGCTGAAGAGAGGGAAGCAAAAAGGGAATTGCTAAGGCGATTAAAGAGTGGAGAACTTACAAAAGAATTAAATCCGGAGAAACAAGCACCACATATGGAAGCCACAAGAACTCCCGGAAGAAGTTATTTCACGGTAGATGAGAAGACTCTGCAAAGAATTATAGACGAAAGGCATGGGACAGGTGTTGTGCACATTAAAAAGAATGGGCAAATTAAGGAAATAATTGAAATGAAAAATAACATAGGATATAATATGGGTAAAAAACAAGAAGAGACTAATAGGTTTGTTATTCATTATTCAAAGAAGAGAACTCATGCAGTTCCGACTAGGAGAAACGAATGAATTTAGAAAAGTATTTGTTTAAACATGTAAGGGTTGAGACTGTCTATGGTGAGACCATAGTGGGTTATGTTGACATGTTTTGTACAGCAGAAGAAAATGAAGAACCGTATTTTGACAGTATCGGAATAATTCCAAGCAAGGCTGCACAAGCAGGAATAGAATTAGACGAATCTGAAATAAAATCAATAGAGGAAATATAATAGTTACTGTGAAATATAATTATTTATAGCGATAAAGACCTCCGTAGGGATGTCTTTTTTTATACAATAAAATAATTAAAGGGAGAGGAAAATGGCAGCAGTGCGAAAAGGGAGCCAACTCCCGAGCCAGTCATTTGTACTCCCGTATACCAAAACAAAGGGAAATGAAGCAATAGAACTGTACAACAAGACGGGGAGAACGGCACAAGAATGGCAAGAACTCATGGTGTACGATATTATGGCAGTAAATGATGATGGACTTTGGTCGCATCAAAAATTTGGTTATTCAGTGCCTAGACGAAATGGAAAAAGTGAAATTCTTATTATGATTGCTATGTGGGGATTGTTAAATGGCCTAAGAGTCCTGTATACGGCTCACAGAACCACAACCTCACATAGTGCATGGGAGAAAATAGGGAGGGCACTTTCTAAAACCGGTTTAAGGGAAAAAGAAGATTACAAAACACTTGCACAATTTGGTTTAGAACGCATTGAGATGTTAGACGGATCAGATGCCTGTATCTGTTTCCGTACAAGGTCAAGCAAAGGAGGACTTGGTGAGGGGTTTGATATTCTAATAATAGACGAGGCACAAGAGTATACAGACGATCAAGACACTGCTTTGAAATATGTTGTGACAGATTCTAAAAATCCTATGACACTTTATTGTGGAACACCACCGACTGTTGTATCTGCAGGTACAGTATTTCAAAAGTATCGAGATGATGTTATCAAGGGGAAAAAGGAAGATGCAGGATGGGCGGAATGGTCTGTAGATACCATGACAGACCAAAATGATGTAGATGCTTGGTATCAAACAAACCCCTCACTTGGAACAATATTCACAGAGCGAAATGTCCGATCGGAAATAGGCTCAGATGAAATAGATTTTAATATTCAACGTCTTGGATTATGGTTGAAGTATAACCAAAAATCAGCAATAACCTTGACAGAATGGAAGCAATTAGAAATAACTGAAAAGCCAAAGTTGCAAGGAATGCCGGTAATTGGTATTAAATTTGGTTATGACGGGTTAAACGTGGCGTTGTCTCTGGCATGTAAGACCTTTGATGAAAAAATACTGGTAGATGGATATGATTGTAGACCGATAAGATCCGGTCTTGATTGGATTGTGGCTTTTATCAAGCAGACAGGTATCAAAGAAATTGCAGTTGATGGAGAATCCGGATTCGAGGTATTAGAGAGTTTAATTAAAGATGCAAGGATTAGAATAAAAATAAAAAAAGCTTCAGTTAATGATGTAATAAGTGCTCATACTATTTTTGAGCAGGCCTTGGAAGAACAAAGTATAACCCATTTTGGTCAACCATCCTTGCAGCAGTCTGCTACCAATTGCGAAAAGCGAGCCATAGGGACAAAAGGCGGACAAGGGTATAAAGCCAACAAAGAGGGGGTTGAGATAGCTTTATTAGATAGTGTTGTATTAGCTCATTGGCTATGCAAAGAGCATAAGGAAAAGAGAAAAATAAGAGTTAGTTACTAGAGCGATCTGAAAAGATTGCTCTTTTACTATATAAAAAATACGCACCCCAAGCGGTAATTGGAGAAAGGAACAAAAAATGGCGGAATTTACACCAATTGAAACACAGGAAGCATTAAATGCAATCATTGTGGAAAGAGTAGAGCAGGCGAAAAGAAGCGTAAGAAAAGAATTTGAGGGGTATTTATCTCCAGAGGATGTAGCAAGCAAGTATGAAGGCTACCTTTCTGCAGATGAAGTGAAGGAGAAGTATAAAGGATATCTTTCACCTGAGGATGCAGCAATCAAAGATGCGAAACTAAAGCAGTATGAGACCGACTCAGTAAAAACGAGAATAGCTTTAGAGGCAGGCTTGCCTTACGATATGGTTTCAAGGGTTCAGGGAGATAGTGAGGAAGCATTAAAGAAAGATGCTGAAAAACTGGCTGGATGGATTAAAAACACTCATCATGAGCCACCGCTTAAGAGTACTGAACCGAATGTAGATTCAAAAGATAAAGCCTTAAAAGGAATGTTGAAAGAATTAAAAGGAGAATAAAAAATGGCAAACGAAGCAAGAACATTATTTCAGCCGGAATTAGTAGCAGATTTATTAAACAAAGTAAAGGGAAAATCAACATTAGCAAAGTTATCGGGTCAGATACCTATCTCATTTGTTGGAAATGAAATGATGACCTTTTCAATGGAAAATGAAGTTGATGTAGTAGCAGAAAATGGCAAAAAAACAGAAGGTGGAATAAAGTTTGAACCGGTAAAAATGATTCCAATCAAATTGGAGTATGGTGCAAGAATCTCAGACGAGTTCTTGTATGCATCAGAGGAAAAACAGTTGGATGTATTAAGAGCATTTAACGACGGTTTTTCGGCTAAAGTTGCAAGAGGCTTGGATATATGTGCATTCCATGGATTAAATCCAAGAACAAAAACTGCTTCCACTGTAATTGGCACAAACAACTTTGATTCCTTGGTTTCACAGCAAGTAACCTATGCAGCAGCAAACGTAGATGATAACCTTGATGCGGCAATTGCATTAGTAGATGGTTCTGAAGGAGATGTAACAGGCTTTGCATTTTCTAAAACATTCGGGGCTGCAATGTCTAAAATCAAAGCAAATGGAATTACTTTATATCCTGAATTCAGGTTTGGGGGAAATCCGGAGGCATTTGCCGGAAGAATGTCTGATACAAATAATACTGTAAATTTTGCAACTTCAAAGGTGCACGCTTATGTTGGTGACTTTGCAAATGCTTTTAAATGGGGAATTGCAAAAGAGATCCCACTTGAAGTAATTCAGTATGGTGATCCTGACAATTCCGGAAAAGATTTAAAGGGATACAATCAGGTATACTTGAGAACTGAAATCTATATCGGTTGGGGAATCTTGGCACCTGAATTCTTTGCAAGAATTACAGAGGCTTAAGTTTATGAAATATCAAAATACAGTAACCGGGGCGGTTGTTGAATCCGCCTCCCCTATTCAGGGTAAATACTGGATAGAAATAAAAGAAACCAAAAAAGAGAAGCCTAAAAATGGTGATAAGCAATGACAGCATTTGCAACGATTAATGATGTGAGTACATTGTGGAGACCCTTAAAGGCCGGAGAAGAGGAACGTGCAACAGCGTTACTTGTTATTGTTTCAGATTCGCTCAGATTAGAGGCTCAAAAGGTAGGTAAAGACCTAGATCAACTAATAGAAGAGTCTAGCATATACGGAAGCGTTGTGCGGTCCGTGGTAGTTGATGCAGTTGCCAGAACACTTATGACTTCAACAGATAGTGAGCCGATTACACAGGAATCTCAATCAGCACTTGGATATAGTTGGAGCGGTACCTATTTAGTTCCGGGTGGAGGATTATTTATTAAAAAGTCGGAACTCTCAAGATTGGGACTTAGAAGGCAAAGATTGAGGACGATAGAGTTATATGGCGAGAATTAAGGGAATTGATGTTGTATTGCTTGAAACTGTTGCAGATGGAGAAGATGAGTTTGGTGCAGAAATATTAACTGAGAGAGAAGTTGTCATTGGTAATGTTTTGGTTGCACCTGCATCATCTACTGATATCACAGATTCTACACAGCTTTATGGAAGAACAGCTGTCTATACTCTTGCAATTCCTAAAGGTGATAATCATAATTGGGAAAATAAAAGAGTTAGATTTTTTGGTAACACTTGGAAAACATTTGGTATTCCACAGGAAGGAATTGAAAGCATGATTCCACTTGATTGGAATAAGAAAGTCATGGTGGAAAGATACAATGGGTAAAGTAAGAATTGAACTAAACAGTCCGGGTATCAGGGCTATGCTTAAGAGTGAAGAAATACAATCGAGTGTAGAAGAACAGGCTACAAGAATAGCAAATGAGGCCGGTGGAGACTTTGAAGTTAGAATCGCAAGTACAAGAGCATATGCGAGTGTCAGTAATAGAAATAGACGAGGTTATGAGATGAACATGAGGAATAATACCTTGTTAAGGGCGGTTCACAGATGATTGAAAGTAGGATTATAAAATATCTAAGAGATAAGCTGGGGATAAAGGTATATGCGGAAATTCCTGAAAGTCCGCCAAAAGAGTTCATTATTGTCGAAAAGACATCATCAGGAATGGAAGATCATATTTATCATGCAACGGTAGCATTACAATCATATTCTGATGCTTTGCTTAATGCAGCAGTATTGAATGATAAAGTTAAAAAGGCAATGGATGAGATGATAGAGTTACCTGAGATAAGTAGCTGTAAACTGAATAGTGATTATAATTTTACAGATACAGCAACAAAGAGATACAGATACCAAGCTGTATATAATATTGTGTTTTTTGATTAAGCATTCTGATTGATTCAGAGTGCTTTTTACTTAGAAAGGAGCAAAAAATGTCTAAGAATAATGCTAAGAATGTAACTACCGGTAAACCCAAAGTAGGTGGTGCAGTGTTTAGAGCACCATTGGGGACTGCCATACCGGGAGATGCGGTAAGTGAGCTGGATCAGGCATTTAAAAATCTTGGTTATATTTCAGAGGATGGAGTGACAAATTCAAATTCTGCTGAAACTGATTCAGTTAAGGCCTGGGGTGGTGATACTGTATTAGAGTTTGAGACAGAAAGACCAGACACATTTGAGTTCACAATGATTGAGGGCTTGAATATTGAAGTTTTAAAAATGATATATGGTGAGGATAATGTTACAGGTGATATTTCTACAGGAATTACTATAAAAGCTAGTTCTAAGGAAAGAGAAGAGGCTGTATATGTTATTGATATGATCCTTAGAGATAATGTTGCTAAGAGAGTGGTAATACCTAATGGAAAGATAACCGAGACAGGTGAAATCAAGTATGCAGATAGTGAGGCACTAGGCTATCAAGTTACAATTTCAGCATTACCAAATACAGATGGTAATACACATATTGAGTATATGAAGAAGGGTTAAAGAATGATAACAGGAAAATCAAAGAATGGTTTTGAATTTGAGATAGATGAAAAAAATCTGAATGATTTTAGAATGATAAGACTTTTGGCAAAGGCATCAAAAGAAGATGATATTACTCTTTATTCTGAAGCAATGGAAAAGATATTTGGTGAGGACCAGTTTGAGAGAATGCTGGAATTTTTAGCTGATGATAAGGGTAGAGTTCCAATAGAGAAAATAAGTGAGTTGTTCACAGATATTTGTGGGAGTGTAAAAGAACTAAAAAACTCTTAATCCTTGTTACTATGATGTGTAATGAAGAGGCTCTGATATGTGATCTTGCAGAAGTATATCATATATACAACTATGAGACATATGAGCCTTCTTTTATTGCTATATTAGTAGCAGGGTTAAGGGAAAATAGTAGAAGCAAAATGTTTTTATCTGGGGCAAAGTTTAGCACTGATCAAGCGTTAAAGATGATGATCGCCGATTATCTTAGGCTAATAGTTTGGATGAATACCAGGGATGGGGCTAAGAATAGGAATAAACCTAAATCATTATTTGAGGAAATTGAAAATGCTAATAATGCAGATGATATTATTGGCTTCAGTGATGGCGAAAGTTTTGAAGATGCCTGGAATAAGATGAGGGGGTGAATATTTGGCAGGAACAGAACTTGCTAAGGCATATGTGCAAATTATACCTTCAGCAGATGGAATAAAGGGCAGGCTGACTGAAGAGCTTGGAGGTGAGGCTGAGAGCGCAGGAAATAGTGCAGGACTAAATATAGCAGGTGCTATTAAAGGTGCGATTGCAGCAGCAGGAATTGGAGCGTTGATAAAGTCTACTCTTAGCGAAGGAAGTGCATTGCAGCAGTCTATAGGTGGTATAGAGACATTGTATAAGGAATCTTCGGATACAATGATAAAGTATGCAAATGAAGCATATAAGACAGCCGGAATGAGTGCAGATGACTATATGCAAACCTCAACAAGCTTTGCCGCTGCTTTGCTTAAAGGTGTTGGAGGAGATACAGCAAAGGCAGCAGAGGCAGCAAATACAGCTATTATTGATATGTCGGATAATGCAAATAAGATGGGTACATCAATGGATAGTATCCAAATGGCGTACCAAGGGTTTGCTAAAGGAAACTATAATATGCTGGACAACCTCAAGTTGGGATATGGTGGTACAAAAACTGAGATGGAGCGTTTGCTTTCAGATGCTCAAAAGCTTACAGGAGTGAAGTATGACCTGAATAACTTGTCAGATGTGTACAGTGCAATTCATGTCATACAAGATGAATTAGGAGTTACCGGAACAACTGCAAGAGAGGGTGCAACGACATTTGAAGGATCTATGTCTGCAATGAAGGCGGCGGCCCAAAACTTAATGGGATCTATTGCACTTGGTGAAGATATAGGTCCGAAATTACAGGCATTAACTGAAAGTGTATTTACATTTGTTTTTGACAATCTTATGCCTATGCTTGGTAATATACTATCTGCAGTTCCGGGATTGGTTGCTGGAATAGCTGAAGGTATAGTTGCTGGAATTCCTAAGATCTTGTCAGTTATAACGAACTTGGTTACTGAGATTGCAAACACACTGATTAACTATGATTGGCAAGGTTCGGCAATTAACTTTGTTACATCATTAAATTCTGGAATATCAACCAATTTACCACAGCTATTACAGAGTGGAGTTGAGATTATAACAAATTTGGTGAGTGGACTTGTGTCAGCATTACCCAATATTATCTCGGGAGCTGGAATAATTATAAGTGGTTTGATAACAGCGATTGCAACAGCATTACCTATGTTGTTACAAGCAGGAGTTGATTTGATACTTGGAATATTATCAGGTTTTGAGAGTGGAAAAGAGAATATTGCATTGTCAATGATGGATGCTATTGGAAATATAATAAGTACTGTTATGGATGCATTACCTGGATTAATTACAGCTGGTATTCAGATAATAACAAATTTTATTACTGGAATGATGTCGTTGAAGGGTGAGGCGGTACAAAATACAGCAGAAATAGTATCAAGTTTAGTGCAAAAAATCGCAGAAGGGATTCCAGGATTTTTAGACAAAGGTATAGAAATACTAAATGCATTAATTGATGGTATTGGTCAGGCATTACCTCAAATTATAAAAGCAGCGATTCAAGTAATACAGCAGATGGCAGAGTCATTGATATCAACATTACCGATAATAATTAAAGCCGGAGTTGATATCATAACATCATTAATCAATGGCATAGCTCAAAACCTTCCAGGATTAGTAGCTAAGGCTACTGAAATAATGATGGAAATAATAAAGACATTGGTTTCAAATTTACCTGGTATTTTAGCTACTGGAGTACAGTTGATAGGAGCTCTTTTAAGTGGAATTGTACAGGCAATACCACAGATATTATCAGCAGTAGCAAATTTAGCTTTAAGTATAATTAAGGCTATAATGGTTCTACCGGCTCAGCTTATGCAGGCTGGTGGACAGATGATATCAAGTTTAGTAAGTGGAATTGCGGGAAAAGTTTCAAGTGTGATTTCTGAAATAACGAAGCTTGGAAGTGAAATTATTAATAAAGCAAAAAGTATTAATTTAACAGAAGTTGGTAAGAATCTTATTGATGGAATGGTTAATGGAATAAAGGGTGCAGCAGGAAAAGTTGCAGATGCAGTAAAAAATGCGGCTAAAAATGCTTTTGATGCAGTTAAGGGTTTTTTCGGCATTCACTCTCCTTCAAGGCTTATGAGGGATGAAATTGGTAAGTACATTCCAGCTGGAATTGCAGAAGGAATTAATGGAAATGCAAAGTCTATTACTTTTGATAAAGTAAACGCAAGGATTATGCAAGAGGCACACTCAACTCAGTTGACAATGGATTCTATAGAGCCAGCATCTAATAATGGTGAGTCACTTGATATACTTGGCAATATAACAGAGGCTTTATCTAAGTTTTATATAGTTATGGATGGTAAGAAAGTTGGAAAGATAGCAAGCCCGGAAGTAAATCGTACATTAGGAACTACTAGCAGTTTGGAACTAAGAGGTGCTGTATGATGAAAATGAGAGAGATGGGCATTACATTTGGTAATAAGCATACATTTAATGATTTTGGATTAATTTGTAAAGATATAGAAGTAGGTTTTCCGGCAGTAAAGACTAAAATGGTTGAATTAAGTGGAGCAGATGGATTTATAGACTTAACAAAAGTTTTTGGAAGGGTTATGTATGGTAGTCGTGTGATAACGGCTGCCTTTTTAGTAAAAGAAATATCTGTAAGTGAATGGGCAATTAATATGTCAAAGATTGCAAATTATTTACATGGGGAAAATCATAGAATAATTCTTGATAATGACAAGGGATATTATTATGAGGGTAGATGTAAGGTATCTTTTGACAAGGAATACAAGCCATTTTCAATGGTGACGATAGAATGTGAGTGCAAACCTTATAAGATAGAGGTTAATGCAGAACTTGGAGATGATTGGCTCTGGGATCCATTTAATTTTGAAACAGGCATCATCAGAAGATATAAGAATATTGCTGTTAACGGAAGTTATACATTAAATATTAGAGGCTTAGCCAAGCCGGTAATACCTTTGATTATTTCAGATTCAACTATGCAATTAGAGTTTAATGGAGCTACTTACAACTTATCACCGGGAAACAACAACATCTACAAGTTGGCAACAAAAGAAGGTGATAATGTATATAAGTTTATTGGTAATGGAGTGATTTCAATAGTTTATAAAGGAGGGATGCTTTAATGTATGCTATAAAGGGAATATTGGCAGGCAGAACATTTATTCTGTCTGAACCTTATAGTGATGATAAGCAAGTAGTAGCACCGGTATTGAAAGAAATTGTTGGAAAGTCTGGAACATTAGAATTTGATATAAATATATTTCATCCACATTATGAAGATGTTGTTATGTATAAGACATATATAAGTATTGAGCGAGATGGTGAAGAAGTCTGGTATGGAAGAGTTATCAACATGAGTAAAGATTTTTATAATACTAAAACCGTTATTTGTGAAGGAGACCTTGGACTTTTAAATGATTCAATACAAGTATCCTATGGATATAGTGGAACTGTTAGAGGATATATTGATTATATTCTTGGTAATCACAATTCACAGGTTGAGGAAGAGAAGAAAATATATACAGGAAACATTGTTGTATCAGATTCTAATGATTACATATATAGGGAAAATAGTAGCTACACAAAGACACTTGAAGAACTGGATGCAAAGTTAACAAAGCTATTAGGGGGATATTTAAAGACACGACACGAAAATGGAGTGATTTTTCTTGATTATCTGTGGAATTATGGAGACGATAATACACAGATAATTAGTGTTGATGAAAATCTGATCGATTATGAGTCAAGTGAAAACAATAATGAATTTTATACAAGATTGATACCAACAGGAGCAAAAGTCAATGAAGTAGCTATAACAATAAAAACGGTTAATGGAGGTATTGATTATGTAGAAAATCCGGCACTTATAGAACGATATGGAGTTATTGTAGGTACAAAGTCTTGGGATGATGTTACTCTTCCTGAAAATTTACTTAGGAAGGCGAGAAAAGAGATTTTAAGTAAGGAGATACCTAATAGCTTCAAGTTATCAGCAGTTGATCTATCACATATAGATAATTCCAAGAGTCCAATAAAAGTAGGAAGAAATACAAAAGTAATTAGTCCATTTCATAAGTTAGAGACAGTGTACTTTGTAACAGAAAAAGAAAGCCACTTGGATGAGCCTGAAAGAGACATATTTACATTTGGAATGAGGCAAAGCACATATACAGCAAAAGTTAGTGATGCAGCACTTGCTTTAGAACAAAATATTACTAGAGAGATTAAAGACACAGCACTAACAATCAATAATAATTTAGATGAGGGGCTAAAGACAATTACAGGAGTTAAAGGTGGAGCAGTGGTGCTGGACACGTTTAATGAAAATGGAGATTTGGTACAGCCTTGGCGCATTCTTGTTATGGATACTGCAAATAAAATACAAGCAGTTAATGTTATACAAATAAATCAGAACGGAATTGGATTTAGCAGAAACGGAGTTAATGGAGAATACCTAAATGCTTGGACTATTGATGGACACTTGAGGGCTGAATTCATTGATGTTGGTACAATGCTTGCTGACAGAATTAGAGGTGGAACTCTTGAGGTTGGAGGAGACGGAACAGGGCGAGACGGTCAGATTCTTGTAAAGAGTACAAATAATGAGACCCTTTGCGTTATTGATAAAAACGGTATTTCCGTAAATAAGGGAATTATAAAAGGTTCGTCAATAGAGGGAAACAGCATCAAAG